TCTTTGCTTGAGCACGTGTAGACAGCCCTGCATTGATTTGATTTGTTGTATGAATATCTCCGTTGAGGATTTCATTCGTGTACTCCTTATCATTCATGAATGAGGCAAGCATTCGTAACTCCAACCCAGACGCATCAATGCCCACAAGTTTATAACCTTCTGGAACAATCCAACAGGCACGACACTCTGCACCGTAGGGTGCTCCGACTGCAGGCACTTGAGCCATGTTCGGCTTACTGTGCGTCATACGTCCTGTGACCGCTCCGCAGGCGTTGACCTGTCCATGCACTCGACCGTCACTCTCGACTGCATCAAGCCACGATTGGACCTGTGCGATCCGTTTCTGAACCATGAGGTACTCCGCAATAAGTTGAGCCTCAGGAATATCAGTAACATCTTCCAGTGTCTTCTCGTCGACAATAGGCTGACCAGTCTCCGTAAACTTCTCAGGCTTCCATCCGAAACGCCTAAGATACCTCCCTATCTGCTTACGACTACCCAGATTAAAGTCAGGCCAATCAATACGAGAAAAAGTTCCTCCGACATTTTTCCACTCCTCTCCCAAGAACTTAAGGCCAACAGACGAGAGGCTACCGTCCTTCTTAATCTTCGGACTGACTTCTTTAACGAAAGTCGGAAGTGGCTTGAATCGGCTGTGGACTTCTTGTTCAAGATCAAATTGTTTCTCCTGCAGTTCAGCAACTAAGTCTGTGGCTTTTCTTTCGTCAAGCAACCACCCGTTCTGGATTTGTTTACTAATTGCACACTGCACGTCGTGCTCAAGATCAATGCTGTCATCTCCAAACGGACCAAGCTCCTGCATGAGTACCTCGTATACTCGTTCAGTGACCCTAACATCTTGCTGACAGTAAACCACCATTTCTGGCGTAAGCGTAGACCAATCATAATATTCTCCCTTAGGGAAGTTCAGGCGTTGACCCCAAGCGTCCAGAGAGTGTCCTCCGTCTAGCTGTGGGTTGTACAGTCTCGACAACACAAGTGTGTCTGTAACGTCTCCCGTTACATTGACACCCAGAAGCCGCTCAACTGCAGGGATATCGTAGTTGATCAGATTGTGCCCGACGTGTTCAGTTACGTCAGCAAACAGCTCCTCAACCATCTCCTTGGTAGGCATCTCAAGTGTGTACATCTTGTCACCCTTGATAGCACATAAACACCAGATGACTGATGGCTTAAGGCCGTCTGTTTCAACATCCCAAATGCAACGCATTAAAACTCCTGTATGTTATTCGCTTCATGTACTTCTGGTTTCTCACCCCGCTCTAGGCGGCCTGTGAGTCCGTTATAGTACAACCAACCGGCAGAGCCTGTGATCCCTGTTCGTCTGCACTTGACCACCTGCACTTGTGTGCTGTTACGTGCGTACTCGTCCTCTGCCATCTTATCTCGTGAGAGAAGTATGGTATTAAAAGCGATCTGATTGATCGACCCGGAACCCTTCAAGTCGTACTCGTTGACGTTGTGAGGGTTCGTCAGGCTAGGCTTACGCATATGACTGACAACAATAATCGACACGTCAGTCTCCTTTGCGAGCTTGAGTAGACGATCCATGAACTCATCAATGGTCCCGTTGTCGTTACTCGTCACTGCGGCCTGCAGTGGGTCGATGATCAATACGTCACAGCCATTACCCTTGACCATAGCCCTGAGCTTCAAGAACAGCTCGTCCGTATCCACAGCACCGTGGTGGTCCATGAGCAGGATACGCCCGTCTGTAATCAGCTCTGTGTGGAGCTTGTCAAAGTCGAGATTGGAACGGTCCTCCAGAGACAGGTTGTGACCTGTATGGACGGTCAGTAGGTTCTCCACTGCTTCACCGTTCGACGCTTCCAGAAACGCACAGCCAATTGTCTTGTTTGTGTTCTTCCAGAAGTGATACGCAATCTCGTTAACCATAGTGGTCTTACCAACAGACGTAAGGGCACCCAGTACCGTTATCTCGCCTGCGGCAATACCTCCGTTCAGCATTGAGTTGAGCATACCGAAACTCTCAGGAAACGGTATGATCTCCTCAGTGCCACGCTTGATAAAATCAGACCAAGCGTCCTCAAGTGTGATGACTCCCGTCATGCGGTAGGGTTTCGCTTCCCACCACTCAGACGTGAAGGCCCGTTGCTTGTTCGCTACCAGATAATCAGAAGCGTCCTTGTGGTCCCTTAGGTCCACGATCTTGGCTTTGTTAGGGCTGAGTATCTGTGCACACTTCTCTGCCGCCTCACGGCCTGCAGGGTCAGCGTCAAAACAAATAACTACATTCTCGTAGTTCTCAAGCCACTCAAGGTTTCTCTGGAAATCCTTGACAGCCCCACCTGCCCCTTTCGAGACAGAGACGACAGGATACTTTGACCCTAGCATCTGAAAGGCCGCCAGTGCATCCAGTTCCCCCTCGACGACCGTAACGAAACGACCGCCTGAGTTGAACAACTGCTGACCGAATAGCGTATTGGTGCGTAAGTCACCCTGTGCTCTGAACATCTTGTCAGCCACAGAGCGAATCTTACAGCCTATCAGCTTTCCTTGGTCGTTGTAGTAGGGATAATATTGCGAGTGTTCGTCAGAATGTACCCCGTACTTTTTCGCAGTTGCTTCCGATATCGCTCTGTTTGTAATCGCTCGACAGGTGCCATACATCTCCACTGGGCGATTGTACGACACAACTTTGTTAGCGGCTTCCACAGTCCCCACCTCCTTAATGTAGGTTTGACAGCTAAAACAGTATCCATGTCCGTCCGTGTAGACTGCGAGAGCATCACTGCTCTCACACTCTGGACAGGCTTCATGTCTGACAAATTCGTCATCAGAAATCCTCATCATCGTCAAGACCTGTCTCGCCTTTCTCAACTACACGAACAGCCTGAAGGTATGGAGTCACCCCGTGGTTAGGGCTTGGGGCTCCTAGGTTGTACTTGATACGCACCTTGTCGCCATAGCGAACCGATGACTTACTGACGGGCTCACCGTCATTGTCAATGCATGGGAAGTCCTCAAACTTTGTTGTGAACTTACGCTGTGGGACGTTCTTGTACTCTTTGACCTTTACGCCCTCACGCTTGAGCTGTTCCGCTGTCTCGTCGTCAAGAGAGACGACCAACGAAAACTTACCAGTTGATGTACCGTTGAACACTTCGTGTTCGTCAAGATTCGCAAATGCGACTGTACCACTAATTACAGACATTATCAGACCTCCTCAGGTTCTGGTGTTGTGATTGGGGTGTCCTGTAAGACAGCCCCTAGCTCTAAAAGACGTTTACCAGAGAGATTGCTCAAGCAAGCGTCGTATTGCGGCTCAGGGTCTTCGATCTGGTCAAAGACTCTGTTCCGTAATTCTAGAATTATAATGCTAGTAGAAATATTTTGCAACAGCATCATGAAACTCCCGTGTTTCCAAAGTGTACTTAAGTTTCTTCTTAAGGTTTGTCCTTTTGATTTTAGTCCTAAGCCTCTTGTTTAGGACCTTCTGACTCTTTAGTACCATTATACTCGATCCTTTGTTCTGTTACAAGTTTGGTCTCTTTGACGATGCCGTAGCACTCACCACAGAGGTCATAAAACTCCCCAGTCTCACGATTTTTCCAAGTGGCCTCATGATCTGTTAGTTCTGAATTACAAGCTAAACAACGCATTATTCGTCATCTCCTTTAAAGGTTCCAAAGATCACCCATCCTACCAGACCACCGAATACCATTGCAACGGCTCCTGTGGCGATGATGAGTAGTGCCCAGTCGTCAAAAGTTAGCGTTTCCATGTCTTGATGGCCTCCTCAAGCCTTCTGTCATGCAAAGAGCCCATAGGAGCTACAGAGAGCTCCTGTGAGCGACGTTTGTAATAATCTGATAGTGATCTATTACCCTGCCAGTCAAACTCCTCAGAGAGGAATCGACACCAGAGTGATGCACAGGCAGTCGTTAGACCACCTGTGACCGGGTCACGCTCAACGTGAGGTACTTTGTTCATCGTGTGACCCTCCAGTCACCAAAGTACAC